TGCGCTCCTCCTGAAGCCTGTCAGGTATTCCCATAAATTTCACTTAATTATTGACAAGGTGAAATTAGTTGCACCATAATCCACATCACCAAAACCCAACAACCCGCCGCAAGCGCCAACTTGCGGCACCAAATCGGAGCCCACCATGCCCCTTAAAACCCGCCACGAAGTCCGCGAACAGTTCGCGGCCAATGGCGTGTCCATGACCGACTGGGCACGCCAGCGCGGCTACAGCACGGCGCTGGTCTTGGCCATCCTCAACGACGACGAGCGCACGCCCCGCTACAAATGCCTGCGTGGCCAGGCGCACAACATCGCCATTGAGCTCGGCCTCAAGCGCGGCCAGGTGTTCAAGGGCTCTGCCCGTGACTTCCGCCTGACCGTTGCCGCGTGAGGGCCGAAGCCATGCACCAGCGGCATCCTACCCCAGCGCGCGACGCCTTTGGCTTCCCCTTGCAGCCCGTGATTGGCGCCTTGTTGGCGCAAGCCACCCGCCGCAATGGTCAGGCACTGCTCAGCCATCACCAGGCTCGCTACCTGACGCAGAACCACCCAGGCCATGGCGCGCCAGCGTCTGCGCCGTCACCTGCTGCGGGTCGACGCCCGGCCACACCCCCAGCAGCGCCATCTGCCAATACAGCATCTTGGCGGGCTCATAGTGGCCAGCCAGGTCAGCCTCGTCGGTTTGCTGCTCCGGGTGACGCAGTAGCAGCTCATAGCGCTCGGCCATGGCGTGCAACTGGTCACCCAGAGCTGCCGCTTGCGGGTGATCGCGCAGCAAGTGCGGCAGCACCATCTCCAGCGCCAAAAACACGCCGTTGGCCCATCGTTCTGCGTCTTGCAGCTGCTGGCGCAGTTGCTGCAGCTCTTGTCGTATTTCTGGGTCGCCCATGAACATCTCCTTGCGTTTTGCCATGCCGCTACTTTGCCTGCAAAGCCATTTCGAAAGCGATTTTTCTTCGGAAACCCAACGCGCCACGCCAAAGAACGGAGACCAAAAATGACCGCTCTCCTGGAAACCGCCATTCAAGAAGCTGGCGCGGCATGCCTCAAGCATGCCAAGGCCCAGCGCTATCGCGACGTGTCGGACGTAGCCACGGCCATGGGGCTCAAGAACGACTGGGTGCTCTTCAAGTGGGCACAAACCGGGCGCTTTCCGGCCGTCGTGATCCCGGAATTCGAACGCGCCTGCGGCGCTACGCTGCTCAGCAAATGCCTTGCCGAGTCTGCGGGTCTGTTGGCCATCCCCGCACCCACGCCAGAGCCGCTGGCTCCATGCAGCTGGGCGCAGGTCAATAGCACAGTTGCGCAAGCCATGGCGCAAGCTGCTATTGCGGTGAACGCCGCTGATCAGCAAGTGCCGGCCATCAAGGCCATCAACAAGGCCATGGACGCGCTGGCGACCATGCGCCACCAGCTGGCGCAAGACGGAGCAGGCCATGGCAATGCGTAGCAGCTGGAAACACCTGCGCCCCACCAGCCTGGTGCACGCGCTGCGCCTGTGCAAGGAATACGCACAGGCCCGGCGCAACCTGAGCGTAGAGCGCATCGCCGACCGCATGGGTGCCAGCCACGACGCGCTCTACAAGTGGCTGGCCACAGGACGCATGCCGCTGGTGCTGCTGCCCGCCTATGAACACGTGTGCGGCGCGCACTACGCCAGCGACTTCCTGGCCGCCACCGCAGGGCGCATGGCCATCCCGTTGCCGCTGGGCCGCAAGGCCGATGGCGCCGACCTGCTGGCCATCAACGCTAGCTGGGCCAACGCCCTGCAACTGCTCACCCAGTTCTACGCCGCGCCCGCCAGCGCCGACCCCGAGGCCACCCTGGCCGCCCTGCGCCAGCACCTGGAGCAAGTGGCCTACCACCACGCCAACGTCGCCGCCGCCAGCGCGCCGCAGTTTGATTTTTCCGAAGGAGACCCCGATGACTGATGAGCAACACCAACTGAGCGCCGTGCGCGCCGTGCAGGTCTTGTACGAGCAAGAGATCGCCCCCTGCCCGAGAAGCCCTGAATGGAAGCTCGGCGCGCGCGCCGGCATGCAGCGCGCGCACGGCCTGCGCCCCATGCCCAGCCCGTGGGCCAGCGGCACCTGCCAGGACGATGCGCGCAACGCCGGTTTTCATGTGGGCCACGCGCTGATGCAGACGCAGCTCAAGGCCGCCGCGCAGGGGCAAGCCGCATGAGCCGCAGCGACGACCGCAACCTCACCCTGCGCACGCTGGACGTGCTCGAAGCCCTGTGCGGCTACGCCGCGCGCGGCGCCAGCAACGCCGAGCTGGCCCAAGCGGCGCAAACCAGCGCGCCCAACATCACCCGCGCCATGGCGCAGCTCAGCGCCAAGGGCTGGGCAAGGAAAGACGAAGAAACCGGCCGCTTCTTTCCCCAGCCCGCCTTCACCCGCCTGGCGTTTCGCGTCACCGCCGACTTCGACGCGCTGATGCGCCGCCATGAAGACCGCCGCCGCGCCCTGACCGGCGAATAACCAGCGGCCAATGAATCCCATCCACCCCCAAAGCGACCCCACCATGCCCCGCACACCCAACCAACCCGCCGCCCCCGCCAAGCTGCCCGCCATCCTGCCCGCAGCCGTTGCCGCCATAGACAGCGAGCAGCGCGCCCTCGTCGCCGCCGATCAGGCCGTCAGCGCCCTGGCACGCCAGCTCAACTACCAGGGCAGCACCGACCCTGATGTGCTCGAGAACAGCGCGCGCGACGCCATCCGGCGCATCGGCGCGGGCATCTTCGAGCTCGGCGGCTACTTGCTGCTGCTGAAAGAGGCTTGCGCGCACGGCAAATTCCTGCCTGCCCTGGAGCGGCTGGGAATTGGCGTCGAAGCGTCGCGCCGATACATGCAAATTGCCAAACGGTTCGCAAATTCCTCGACGTCGAGGCATTTGGAGGCGCTCGGCATGTCCAAACTGGTCGAGCTGCTGCCCCTTGACGATGACCAGACCTTGGAGCTGGCCGAGCTCGGCCAGACCGGCGAGCTGGCGCTGGACGACGTGGCGCGCATGTCCGTCAAGGAGCTGCGCGCCGCCGTGCGCGAGGTGCGCGCCGAACGCGAGGCCGACCGCCAGTTGCTGGACAAGAAGAATGCGCGCATCGACAAGCTCGAACGCGAGAAGGGCCGCATCGCCCGGCTGCAGGGCGATGAAGCGCTGGCCCAAATCCAGAAAGAGGCCGGTGTCATCCTGGCGGAAGTTTTGGGCCTGGTGCGCGGCAACCTGCGCCAGGCGCTGATCGCACTCAGCGAATTCGCGGGAGACCAGCGCCCGCACATGGCCGGCATGCTGGGCCAGCTGGGCAGCGACCTGGCCGCGCTGCGCGATGAGTTCGGCTTGCACATCGACCCCGGCAGCGCCAAACCCGAATGGGAGCGTTGGGCACAAGAGCAGGAAGAGGTGCAGAAAGAGGCGCAGGAAGCCGCCGCGCGCTGAGCCGCGCGCCGATCGCCGATCCACCCGCCCAACCTGCCCAACCTGCCCATGTCGCCCGCGCAGATCGAGGCCTTGCTGGACGTGCAGCGCCGCGCCCAGGCCGCCGGCCGCGGCGGCAAGCAGGCCGTCTATGCCGCCGCCTGCGCGCACCTGGGCTTCTCGCGCGCCACGCTGGCGCGCCGCCTGAAGGAAGTTGCCGTGACACCTGATCGAAAGAAACGCAGCGACGCCGGCCAGGTGGCCTTGTCCCTGCCCGATGCCCAGCGCCTGTCGGCGCACATGATGGAGGGCTACCGCGCCAACAACAAATCCATCCAGGCCCTGCGCCTGTCGCTGATCCAGCTGCGCAAGGAAACCCCGCTCTTTGCCAGCGTGATTGACCCCGCCACGGGCGAGACGCGCCAGCTCAGCGAAAGCGCCTGCGCCCGTGCGCTGCGCCACTACGCGCTGCACCCCGATCAGCTGCGCGCGCCAGAGCCGGTGCAGCGCCTGGCCAGCGAGCACCCCAACGACGTCTGGCAGATGGATTTTTCCATCAGCACCTTGTTTTATGTGCCAGGCGTTGGCCAGAGCGGCATGCAGGACATGTCCCCGGCCGAGTTCTACAGCGGCAAGCCCGGCAACTTCGAAAAAATCAAGCGCCAGCGCCTGCTGCGCGGCGTGATCACCGACCACACCAGCGGCGCCATCTTCGTGCACTACATGGCCGGCGGCGAGAGCATCGCCAACGCCGCCGAGCTGCTGCTGGCGGCCATCGCCCAGCGGCCCGGGCAGCAGATGCATGGCGTGCCGTTTCACCTCATGGTGGACCCGGGCAGCGGCGTGGGCGGTGCCTTCATCAACCTGATGCGTCGCCTGCAGATCAAGCTCATCGTCAACCGGGCCGGCAACCCGCGCGCCAAGGGCCAGGTGGAAAACGCCCACAACCTGGTGGAGACCAACTTCGAGAGCGGCTTCAAGTTCGCCCATGTGCCCGATCTTGACTGGATCAATGACAAGGCCGTGCTGTGGATGCGCTGGTACAACGGCACGCGCATCCACCGCCGCCACGGCCTGACGCGCTGGGCCAAGTGGATGCAAATCACGCAGCAGCAGCTGCGCCTGGTGGACGCCGCACTGGCGCGCCAGCTGCTCACCCACGCGCCAGAAACACCCAAGGTGGCGCCCGAGCTGCAGGTGCGCTTTGCCGGCCGCGTCTGGGACGTGAGCAGCGTGCCCGGCGTGCTGGTGGGCGAGAAGCTGCGCGTTACCCACAACCCGTTCGAGCCGAACGCCGCTTACGTGGTGCTGCCTGGGGCCGATGGCGGCGAGCTGCTGCACCCCGTGCCCGAGGTGCAGGAAGGCGCGCATGGGTTCAGCGCGGGCGCCGCGCTCATCGGCCGCGAATACAAGACGCTGGCCGATACCCAGGCGGTGGTCAACCGCAAGGCCGTCGAGCGCCTGGCCACCGCCGCCGCCACCGACGACGAGGCCGCCGCCGCGCGCAAGGCCAAGGCGCTGCCCTTCGGCGGGCGCATGGACCCGTACGCGCACCTGCTCGACCTGCCCGATGTCGCCACGCTGCCACGGCGCGGCACCGCTCTGGTGCCTAGCGCTGGTACAGCCAGCACGCCCGTGCGTGCAGCGCGCCTGTTCACCCACTTCGAGGCCGCCGCCTGGCTCAGCGCCGCCGGCGTGTCGCCCACGCCCGAACGACACGCCAGCGTGCGCGCCTGGCACCCCGAAGGCGTGCCCGAGGACCAGCTCGAAGCTCTCAAGACCCGCCTGCTCGCCAAGCAGCAGCTGCGCGTGGTCGGGGGCAATCAACCATGAAAGGAGATCAACCCATGTCCATCGCCGCCGCCATGGACCGCATCCAGCTCAGCCAGCGCACGCTGGCCCGTGAGTCGGGGCTGAACCTGGCTGCCGTCAACGCCCTGGTCAACCAGGGCCACTGGCCCAAGCGTGCCACGCCTGCCACCCGCGCTGCCGTGCAGCGGGCGCTGCGGCGTGCTGGTGCAACGACTGCCGAGCTGCGCTGCATCGCGCTGCCCGCTGCACAAAAAGAAATGGCCCCGAGCGCGCCAACGCTCGAGGCCGTTCCCCTGAAAGCCGAATCCCAAAACCCAACCACTGAGGAAGAACCCATGTTACTGCAATTCACCCCGATCACCTTGGAAGCGCGCAAGGCCTTCAACCTGCCGCGCAGCCCCTTCACCAATGACGTGGAAAGCCGCGACGACGTGTTCCAGAGCGCCGCCACGCGCTACGCCCGCGCCGCGCTGCTGGACGCGGCGCGCCACCACGGCTTCATCGGCCTGGTGGGCGAGAGCGGCGCGGGCAAGACCACGCTGATCGACGAGCTCGAGCAGCGCCTGATCGACGAAGGCCGCGACGTGCTCATCATCAAGCCCTACGTGCTGGGCATGGAAGCGAGCGATGCCCGTGGCAAGACGCTGCGCGCCACGCATATTGCCGAGGCCATTGCCTACGCGCTCGATCCGCAGCTCAAGATCAAGAGCAGCCCGCAGGCGCGCTTCGACCAGCTCGCGCAGCTGCTCAAGGCCAGCCGCCGCGCCGGGCGCAGGCACCTCTTGGTGATTGATGAGGCGCACTGCATGCCGACTGCCACCGTCAAGCACCTCAAGCGCTTCATCGAACTGCGCGACGGATTTCAGCGCCTGCTGGGCGTGGCCCTGGTGGCCCAGCCCGAGCTGCGCCACGTGCTGCACAGCCAGAACCCCGAGGTGCGCGAGGTGATGCAGCGCATCGAGCTGGTGGAGCTCGCCCCGCTGGACGCCGAGCTCGAAGCCTACCTGGAGCACAAGTTCAAGCGCTTCGATCTCAAGCTCGACCAGGTCTTCGAACCCGACGCCTTCGACGCCATCCGCGCCCGCCTCATCTACACCCCGCGCGGCAGCAAGAGCGGCATCAGCACCTGCTACCCGCTGGCCGTGCACAACCTGGTCGCCCGCGCCATGAACGCGGCCGCCGCCGCCGGCTGGCCCAAGGTGGACGCGCAATGCGTGGCGGGGTGCTGACCATGCGCCTGTACCTGCTCACCATCATCTGCCTGGGCGTCGCGCACTACGAAGTGCGCGCTGAGGGCAGCGGCTGCAACGCGATCGTGCATGCGTTGGAACGCTATCCGCAGTCCTGCACCGTCAGCGCCATCTGCCTGCGGGGGCGGCCATGAACGCGCCGCGCCACTCCTTCGCGCCCGGCGTGCTGCAGCGCATGCCGCGCAGGCGGCGTCTACGTCTGCGTCGCTTGCTGCGCTTGACCGCACTTGCGCTGCCCATGCTGATCGCGCTGGTCGCTGTCAGCGGCGCGCTGGGCTATCTGTACGGATGGGCCTATCCATGAGCAGCAAAACCATTTCCATGCCGCTCGACGAAGCGCTCGAGCGCCGCGATGCGCTGGTCCGCGCCGTGCTTGACCTGGTCACCAGCCGGCGCGAGCTCACCGACGTCGTGCTCGACGCGCTGCTCACCGCCTACCTGGTGGCCGCCGAGGAAACCGGGCGCCTGCCCGAGGTGCCCAAGGTGTTGCGCAGCGCCATTGCCTCCATCGAAAACGAATCGCTCACTCAGGCGATGCAACACCCCACCCAACACTGAAAGGAGCCCGCCATGGCAACCCGTATCAAGAGCAAGACCCTGGCCCACGTGCCGCAAAGCAAGAACGACTGCGCGCAATCCATCCGCACCTTGGGCGACCTGCAGCGCGAGTTCGAGCGCCAGCGCGCCGCGATGAACGATTACATCGCCGCCATCACCCAGCAGCACCAGCCGCTGCTGGCCGACCTGCAGCAGCGCATGCAGGCCCTGCAGGACGGCATCCAGGCCTGGTGCGAGGCCCATCGCACCGAGCTGTGCGGCGAGGGCGACAAGCTGGGCAAGACGGCGAATCTCGTCACCGGCGAAGTCAGCTGGCGCCAGCGCCCGCCCAGCGTCAGCATCCGCGGCGTGGACACGGTGCTGGAGACGCTTGAGCGCATGGGCCTGGCGCGCTTTGTGCGCACCAAGGCCGAGCCCAACAAGGAGGCCATGCTGAACGAACCCGACGCGGTGCGCGGCATCGCCGGCATCAGCATCGTCACCGGCGTCGAAGACTTCATCGTGGTGCCGTTCGAGGCGAACGCGGAGGTGGCGCCATGAGCACCATCGCCGCCGTGCAGGCCTCCATCGCCTACCGCCGCGCACATGAACGCAGCGGCTGTGCCCGGTGCGAGCACGCCGTATACGACTCGCAGGCCTTCGCAAGTGGTCAGAAGTACCGCCTGTGGCATTGCCAGCGCTACGGCTTCGGCACCGCGCCACTGGCGATCTGCCAGAGCTACACCGCACGCAAGATCGATCAGCACGCTGAAGCAAATCCGGGGGGCCAGCACATGGCCCGCGAAGACTGTATTGAGTCGCTCCTGGCCTGCGCCGCCGACCAGCTCAGCCTGGCGTGCCAGCTCGAGCGCGATGCGACCGGCGACATCGACCCGATCACCGACGACATGCGCACGTGGGCCGGGGAGGCCCGCGTCTACGCCGGCATGTGCATTGCGGCCGTCAACCACCTCAACGGCGTGAGCCCGGAGTAAGTCATGCCAGATACCAAGCTCATGCCCGTGAGGCACGCGCCTGCCAATCCCTTCACTGTCACGGTCTACGGCAGCCACCCAACCTACCACGTGACGGTGGACGACCGCATCGCCGCCGTGCGCCGATTCGACCGGGCGCAATGCCAGGCGGCGCTGGCGCTGCCCGGCCTGCAAAAGACCGTGGCGCGCGCGGTGCATACGCGCCTGCGTCAGATCGAGCGCGAAGCAACGGCGCAGCAGGCAGGCCAGGCATGAACCCGCCCAACGCCTTTGAATTGGTGCGTCCCGCGGCCTTGCAGGAGGGCAGGGGTAGGGGCCAGCGCTCCGCCAGCCCTCGCCGCGTCAACCTCGCCCCGCGTGCCAACAGCTTTCACATCGTGGGCGCCGAGCAAGCCCAGGCGCAGACGCTCAAGACCGAGCAGATCAAGCGCGGCACGCTGAACGCGCGCGCGCCGCGCAAGGCTTGACGCATGACGCAGATCGCCCACCACCCCTTGGTCACCTGGCTGCAGTGCACCGCGTGCCAGCAGTGGCTGCCCGCGCGTGCCGAGTTTTTTGGCCGCCGGGCACTGGCGGGCACGTCGGCGCACTGTGTCTGCCTCAAGTGCAGCAGCACCAGGAGAGTCGGCACGCCAGCGCTGCAGGCCCAACCCGAGCTCGAGCGCACATGCAGCCATTGCAACGAGACATGGCCCCTCACGCCTGAGTTTTTTCACCACCAGTCTGGACGCTGGCTGAGCATCTGCCGCGCCTGCGAAATCGAGCGCAACCGTGTCCGACGCAACCGCACCACGCCCGCGCCCTATGTCAGCGACGTCATCGCGCCGCTGCTGACCGGCGCGCATTTCTTTGCAGGCTGCGCCGCCTAGAAAGAAGATTTCATGGACAAAGACGCAAACCACACGACCTGCGGCCTCGCACTTGCCGCAAGGAACGCTTTTGACGGGGCGTCCTGCGCCGCAGCCGGGGTCGCGGCTACTGCGCCACCTCCCGCGCCATCCGGGCGCGCCAGCGGCCTGAATTGCCCGCCGCCGGAATTGATCGAGTTCGCGCGCGCCGGGTCGGTGCGCCAGGCAGCGGCGGCGCTGGGCCTGTCGCTGCCGACCGTGCACCTGCTGCGCAAGGGCTACTGGCCCGCCGATCCGCGGCGCTTGCTGCGCGCGTGGAGCGACTACCAGGGCCGCACCGGGCGCGTAGCGTCCTCCTGGTTCCTGCGCCGTGTGCGCGCGGGCGGCGTGGTGCCGCATGCCGGCCGGCAGTGGACGGGCATCGGCCTGGCGCAGTGCGTCGGCGAGCTGGTGGCCGTGGCGCGCATGCCCGGCGGCGCGCTGCTGGCGCAGACGCTGGAGCTGCCCGCGCGGCGCATCCCGCTGGAGGGTCGCTCATGAGCCGCAACCACATTTCGGCCATCCATGTGCTGAAGAGCCGGCTGCAACTCACCGACGACGACTACCGCGCGCTGCTCAAGGCACTCACGCTCAAGAGCTCAAGCCGCGACATGAGCGAAGCCGAGCGCGCCAAGGTGCGCGAGCACATGCAACGCCTGGCCGAGAAGATGGGCGTGGCCAAGCCCGCGCACAGCCGACGCAATACCTTTGCCCAGGCCAAGGCGGCCGCCAGCCCCATGCAGCGCAAGGTGTGGGCGCTGTGGCACCAGCTCGGGCGTGACGGGCGCATCCAGGACACCAGCGCGCAGGCGCTCAATGCCTTCGTGCGCCGCCAGGTGGGCGTGGATGCGCTGCGCTTTTGCAACTGGGCGCAGATGACGAACCTGATCGAAGCGCTTAAATACTGGCAGCAGCGCGCACAGGAGCTCTGATGGCATCCCAGCCCATGTCGCCCGCCGAAGCCGCCGTGCTCGATGCCCTGCTGCCCGAGCGCATTGCGCAGACCAGCCGCGAGCTGGCGCAGTGCCTGTTCGAGGCGCTGGTGGCGGGCGACGCGCGCTGCGGCACGCGTGAGCCGGTGGGCGCTTGGGCGGCGCAGCTGCAGGCCTGGGCGCAGCAGGTGGTAGGCCAGTTGCGCCTGGTGAGCGAGCGCATGGGCGGCTTTGGCATCTACCTGGCCAAGAACCCGGGGTTTGATCTGGACGCGCGCGACCGCGCCATGTGGAACGAATTCCGCGGCGACTACC